CGCACTGTCAACCGTCAGTATGACGACTCTTTCGCTGTAGAAGGCGCTAAGATCGGCTCGACCCTCCGCATCCGTCTTCCTGACCGCGCATTGGTTACGGACGGCGCTGCCCTTCAGGTTCAGGACGACAACGAGCAATACACCACGCTCACTGTCTCCAGCCAGAAGCACATCGGCGTGAACTTCACGACTGCCGAACTGACCATGCAGTTGGACGACTTTGCTGAACGTGTTCTGAAGCCTCGTATTTCGCAGCTCGCGTCTTCTATCGACGCAGACGTTGCGAACAGCTTTAAATACATCGGCAACTCAGTCGGCACCCCAGGCACCACGCCTGCCACGTCGCTCGTCCTGTTGCAGGCTCAACAGAAGCTCAACGAGAACGCTGCGGTCATGCAGCCTCGTTATGCTACCGTCAATCCAGCCGCTAACGCTGCGTTGATCGAAGGCATGAAAGGTCTGTTTAACCCTGTTTCAGCTATCTCGAAGCAGTTCAAGAACGGCATGTTTGGTGAAGGCATTCTCGGCTACGACGAGCTGAATATGTCTCAGTCAATCAAGCAGTTCACGACTGGCTCGCGCGCTGGCACCGTTACGGTTAGCACGACCGTTACCGCTGAAGGCTCAACCAGCATCGTTCTGACGGGCCTCGGCTCAACGACGATCAAAGCTGGCGACGTGTTCACCATCGGTAGCGTCTTCGCTGTCAACCCACAGACCCGTGAGTCAACCGGCTCGCTCTATCAGTTCGTTGCTCTTGCTGACGTTACGGCGTCAACGACCGCTACGGTCACTGTTCCTGCGATGTATTCGGCTTCTCAGGCTCTTGCTACGGTTGACGCTCTGCCGGTTTCCGGCGCGGCTGTCACGTTCCTCGGCGCTGCTTCCACGCAGTATCCACAGAACTTGATCTATCACCGTGACGCAATCAGCTTCGCTACCGCCGATCTCTTGCTTCCGCAGGGCGTCGATATGGCAAGCCGTCAAGTCCACAATGGCATCAGCTTACGTGTTGTTCGTCAGTATGACATCAACAACGACCGTCTGCCTTGCCGTATTGACGTGCTCTATGGCTACAGCGTGATTCGTCCGCAGATGGCCGTTCGCCTTTGGGGCTAATTAGGTGGGCCTTTAGGCCCATCTTTTTTCCTATCTTTTTTGGAGTTTAACCCATGACAACTACTCAGAACGCGGCTTATCCGCTTGAGACGTTTGGCCCTTACGGCGCTATTCCGCAAGGCACAGGCGGCTATCAGTTTTCGGCAGGCAATCTAACTGAGCCTCTTATCTCCCCGCAGCCAGCTCCCGACGCGCTCTCCGGCGCGACTGTTACGGTAACTGTTGGCAATCTTGCCAATGGCATCGTAACGATGGATTCCGGCGGCACGGACGCTGGCACCTACACGTTCCCAACAGGCGCGTTGATCGACGCGGCTTTCCCAAGCCTTAAAGTTAACTCAGCTTTTGACGTTAGCTTCATCAATATCGGTGACAACGCCGCGAATGATGTGACGTTTGGCGCGGGCACGGGCAACACCATTGTAGGCAACGCGGTCGTTCAGGACGGCGCTACAACGACGGCCAATACATCGGCTATCTTCCGTTTCCGTAAAACCGGCACGGCTGCATATTCGATCTATCGCATCGCGTAATTAGGGTGGGCGCAAGCCCACTCTTCTCTTTTTAGAGGACATTCCTATGCCAAACACCAAAGCGGTTGGTGTTGCTTTTTCTGATCCTGAACTCGTAGCTGGCACAACCATTACGGGCGCAACGATCAGTGGCGGCACTATCTCTGGCGCTACATCAGTCAGCGCAAGCGACATAACCACGACGGGCGGTCTTTATTTAAAGACGGCTACTGTAGCTGCGACTGGCTCGACACAAGCTGACGCCGCTTCAATATCAGATGGTCTTACGCTTGTGACAGCGGCAGACGCCACTAAAGGCGTTAAACTTCCAGCGGCTATCGCGGGTCGCACGGTCATCATTAAAAATGGCGCTAATGCTGTTTTGAAGGTATGGCCTGCCACGGGCGACGGCATCAATGCAATCACGGTTGATTCCAACTATGTGCTTGCAGCTAATACTTCTTCGTTGCTCATCGCTTATGATGCGACGACTTGGTATTCTGTTCCGCTACTTGCTTCTTAATTTATATAGCGGCCTACGGGCCGCTGTATTTTTATAGAAAGATATTTAATGGCTGTCATTTACTTGCGTCACCCTATTCATGGTGTAAAAGTCGCCTCTATGGATTTAGAAGCTGACGCTGATATTGAAAACGGCTGGGAACGATTTGACCCTGAACAGGTGACGCCACAGGTAGACAATGCTATAGTCCGCCGACGCTCGCGCAATATGAAGGTTGACAATGAAGAAGCTGTTAATTTTAATTCTAACGCTGATCTCAACTAGCCTTCAGGCGCAAACTTATACTCAAATGCAATGGGGGATGGATAAGACCGTCAACCCATATAATTTTGGCGTCAACATTAATAATGCTTGGTATAATTTAGGTTCAATTAGCAGCTCTGGCGTTTGGGTTTTAAGTGACCAATCGCAAATGCGAATTTTGAGATCTACAATATCAACAACTACGATCCCGGCTTCAGTTACAAGTTTTGTTACGAGCGGATATTATGCGGTTGGCGATAAAGGTAACAATTGCCGATATTCTGTTGGCACAAGCACAGGCGCAGGCGCGGTTCAATCGCTTGACGGCAGATATTGGAAGCTAGTTGATGACGGTAAAGGTTTGTCGATAGGTTGTTTTGGCGCTAAAGTAGACGGTGTTACGGACGATACTGTTGCGACGCAAGCGGCTGTAACTGCGGGTATTTCTAAAGTAATTATCCCAAATGGCATTACCGTTCTTGATACTGTAAATCTTCAGGAAAATTCTACCGTTCAGTGTGAGTCATTTAACGGCGCGTCGATAATAAATAAAGCTAATACATCTGTGCCTATGAACGCCACTAATGTTTCAGCTATACGAAACGTAACAATTAGAGACTGCGCGTTTTATAGCGTCGGCGGCGTTAGGGCGGCGTCTTTTGTCGTATTTAATAATTGCCGAAATTGTATTTTAGACCATTGGGTAGCTAATTCAGGTGCAAATTCGGTTTTTGTTAACGGCCCTAACTCGACACAGATAACTATTACTAATGGCGTTAGTTTTGACGCTTTGAACGACCACATAACTGTTCAGACTGGTAATGGATCAATTGTCTTAAATAATAATATTCTTATATCCTCTACTAATGGTCAGCCAACAATTTCTGGTTTGCATGTGCTTAGTTCTAGGGGCTTATATGTAGTTAACACTCAGATCATAAATACAAACATAGGTTTGTTGATTACCCCTGGTAACGGGCAAGTTGTCGAGTGGAGCACTTATGTAAATATGGCCGTTGACGGCAATGATTTTGATGGTATTCGCATACAGCCTGTGGGAACTGGACAAGTAAACGGATTGCGGTTCACATCACAATGGGCGTCAAGTAACGGCCTTAACGGAGTCCTTCTTAGCTGTTCTGCGGGCGGAACAATCTCAAATATCACGTTTCAGGGATTACAAGCAGTTGTAAACAGACAATATGGCGTTTTTCTTGGGTGCGGCAACGGTCATATAATTGATGGGGCTCAGATACAAAGCAACAGTGTTTTGGCCCCTGGATCGTATGATGGCGTTGGTGTAGCGGCAAATGTCAGTAATTGGCAGATAAATAACACTAATTTTGGCCCTGTTACAGGATATACAGGGACGCAACGATATGGAATCAATATTGCGGCAGGCGCAAATTACTATAAAATTATCAGTAATGATTTTACTAGTGGTTACGTTACTGCGGCCATAAATGATCTGGCTAACGGTTCAGACAGAATTTTGTTGGGCAATAGCCCGAACACATTCGATGTCTTGATGAAGTTAGCAATTGGCGGCGCTACCAGTGGTTCAGCTTCAATTGTAGCCCAAGCTGTAGCAAGCACGCCAACTCTTACGCTCCCAAATACAAGCGGGACGTTTGCCGTCAATGCTTCTTCTCCATTGATTCTTAGCCTGACAACAGGTGCTTTAACTTGCCCGACCTGCGTGACTTCATCTGGCGGTGGCGCAATTACTGGCACCGCTCCAGTTGTTGTATCAGCGGCAGGAGCGGTATCAATCACGGGCGCGGCGGGACAAGTTCTTGCTGGCGCTGGGCCTGCATTTACGGCTACGCCTACTATATCCTCAGTTATAATAGGAGGCACAGTTCCTACGGCGGCAGGATCGGGTGGCACCTGTGCGACAGGCACAGTTGCCGGTGGAGCAACGGCTGGCACAGTAGCCTTAACAGCGGCTTGCGCCAGTACAAATACATTAGCTCTGACGGCAATGCCAACCGCGCCTACAGGGTATGTCTGCGATGCAGCGGATAGAACAACTAGCGTTCTTAACCTTGTTCAATCGGCCACTTCGACAACAAGCGCTACGTTCACGTTTAACGCGACGACTGGCGCTACGGACGTTATTCAGTATAAATGCGTGGCGTATTAAATGATAACAACGGTTAGCAGACAAAAGTTTTTGGCCGCTATATCTAATAATAGCGATATGTATGCTACTTTTGATGGGCTGACCGCTGACGCAAATAACCCCGCATGGACTGAATTTTACTCAGCGCAATACATAAGCTATCAAGACCCCTTATATCAATCTACTCAAATGGCATTAGGTCTCACATCGGATCAAATGCTCACTTTGTTTCAAGAAGCGGTAGCACTCTGATGACGACAGTTACACGCCAACAGTATTTTACCGCTCTCGCCCAAATGGGCGATATGAACGCATTATATCAATCTATCCCAATGGATCCCGATGATGCGGCATGGGTAGAGTTTTGGACGGCGGAATATGTAGTTTCTGGAGACAGTTTAGCTGTTTTGACACAATCTGCATTAGGTTGGTCTGACGGCCAGATGATCGCATTATTCAATGCGGCGGCGGCAGTCCCGCTTCCGCCTGTTCCTAGCACATCAAATACAGTCACCGCGTCTGTCGGTAGTCTGATAAATGGTTCTTTACGATTATTAGGCGTTCTAGCCGAAGGCGAGACGCCATCCGCTGAAACAGCGAATGATGCGCTATTTGCGTTTCAACAGATGGTCGATAGTTGGAACACAGAACGTCTTGCGGTGTTCTCTACACAAGACCAAGTGTTCAATTGGCCCGCAGGCGTTCTTAGCAGAACTCTTGGGCCTTCTGGCGATTTTGTTGGTAATCGTCCAATTCTACTTGACGACGCTACTTATTTCCGCGACCCGCAGACTAATGTGTCTTACGGCATTAAAATCATCAATCAACAGCAATATGACGGCATCGCCGTAAAAACAGTAACGTCAACATATCCGCAAGTTATTTGGGTTAATATGACCTACCCAAATATAGAAATGTATGTCTATCCAAAACCACTACGGCTCTTAGAATGGCATATTATTTCTGTAGAAGAACTTACGAAACCAGCGAATCTTAGCACAACACTGGCGTTTCCGCCTGGGTATCTTCGGGCGATGCGTTACAATTTAGCCTGCGAGCTTGCACCTGAATTTGGTGTAGAACCTTCGGGGCAAGTGCAACGAATTGCTATGTATAGCAAACGCAACCTGAAGCGTATCAATAACCCAGACGACATCATGGCTCTGCCTTATAGCATCGTCGGAAATCGCCAGCGCTACAATGTGTATGCTGGAAATTATTGATAAATCAATGACTTAGATGGTGCATGTTGTATGGTAAAGACGTTTCAAAGTCAAGTATCTTTCATGAGCCTCTTCAGGGGTATTAAATCCGCTTTCGCGGATTCGCTGTCCGTTTGTCATTATTTGCACGCGCCATTTGCCCTGATGCGCGGATACGCCAAGAAAACCAACTTTATTTGCTTTGGTTGGCAACCGCATATTTTGCAAATTCCCAAACCGCGTAACTTCACGCAAGTTATTAAAACTGTTGTTTTGTTTATCTCCGTCTATATGATCTATATGACCGAAGGGCCATTTTCCCGTAATATAAAGCCACGCAAGTCTATGCGCCAAGCGTTTTTCATTGTTTATGGCAATAGCCCAATATCCCGTGTTTGTAGGACTGCCAGCTTTCTTTCCTATAAGATCGTGTCTATGTTTATGCGCTTTCCAGATAAAGACGCCCGTTGCGGGGTCATAGTCAAGAATAGATCGTATATGGTCAGCCGTAATCATGAACTAGCTTTTACCATAGGAGCTGGTCAATGAAAACCCCCATTCTTGGGTCTAGTTATGTCACCCGTAGCCCTAATGCTGCCGATAGTAGATGTGTAAATCTTTTTCCAGAAGTTGTGCCAGAAGGCGGCAAAGAGGCGGCTTGGCTTCAACGCGCGCCAGGGCTTCGGCTTCTTGCTACTTTAGGCTCCGGCCCTGTGCGCGGGCTTTGGACGTTTAACGGAAAAGGTTACGCTGTATCG